GTAGACCTCGTCGTGATCTTGCATGGTTACACCATCTTCCCACGGGTTTTACCACGCATAGCACACCCGTCAGCACGTTTAGAGGCTGAACCAACCATTCCACCGGCCCGTTTCTTTTCGGGAACTGGCTTCTTGGCTATTTCTTCTCTGGTTTTACCTTTGTACTTGTCTTCTTGAGTATAACCAACGGCATCACCCATCTTGCTAACTTTCATAACAAGATCTTTAAGGACTCCATCCTTCATGTTCTCTTCTATGTAAGTAGTGCGCCCTTCAACTCTTTTATCGTCAGCCATGATTAAACCATCCGTCCTTTAGTTTTACCGCGCATTGCGCATCCGTCTGCACGCTTGGAAGCAGAACTAACTACACCGCCTTTTTTCATACCCATTGCTTTACGTCTATCTTCGGCTTGTTCTGCTTGAGTAGCACGTTTATAGGCTTGCCTATCCAAAAACGAACCCTCTGCTTTTGCAGCAGAGCGATCACTAAGGCTTGCTCTCGGGACTGGACTTGGATAGCGCCGTGCAAGACGTTCTGTTTCATCGCCCGTATCAGTCATCAGCGGGCTAGTCGCCGCTGGAGTCGTAACAGCAGCACGGCGTCCGGGTATACGGGGGCCAATGTCCATATCTGCATCGCCACTTTTACCCCTGAAATCTGCCAACCTTTGTGTCGCTATACCTGTATCTCCACCGCCACCACCTCTTTCGGCAAGCATCGCGCCTGCTTCAGCGTCTTGGGTATCAGCAAATTTCTTATCTTTGTCCTTACCGCCTAACATCTTTGCGGCTAGAAGGGCAGCACCGCCGAGGAGGGCTGCGTTACGGAGTCCTTTGCGTGCCATTATTTACCTCGCTTCAATAAGTCGGTCAATTTTTTCTTCAAACTTGTTAAAGCGCCCATCAATGTAACGCTCAAGTTTTTCAATCTCTGCTTTAGTGACGTTTTCACGAGTCACCTCCAGTTTAGTGTCGTTTAAGAGTTTTTCTAACATATTTAGTTTGTTGTTCTTTTCCCATGCAACAAACCCTGCCACACCTACTAAGGCAGATAAAACGCCAGACCAAGAAAATAGGATCAGTTGTTCCATATCAGCACTTCCACGCCCGAAGGCTTTTGTTAATACGGCTGTTTGGATCGTTAGCGGTTTTAGCGCTAGTCAACTTCTTTTTCATGCCTGTCATACGAGCACAGAATGACTTCTTGCGTGCGCCGCCTTCTGGTTGAGGGGCCTTCAGGCCGGGCTTGCCGGGGTTAGCAGCGTTATACGATGCTCTTCCCTTAGCGTTTAGCCCACCTTTTGGGTTCTTTCCCTCTTTGCGTTGCCACGCAGGAGTCTTAGCCATGTTATTACCCGCAAGTTAGAGTAAAGGCAGTTACGTTAGCCGTTGTTACAGTAGCATAGTCATTGGCTTGTACGTTACCGACTAAGACACCTTCAGCCGCCAAGAACAAACTATCGGCAAATGAATTACTAGAAGTAGGCGTTATTATCTTAACGAACGGAACTGTTCGGTTAGGTGAAGCCACCGTAAGAGAGCCAGCATTTGCGTTGCCAACGTAATACAAACCTTTAATTCGGGTACGAGGAAGTGCCAAAGAAGCGTCGTGACCAATCTTTACTAAGTTGGCAGTTGCCGCACTTGCACTAATACTTACAACTCCAGAATAGTAGTTAGTCGAAGAAGAAGTTAGATTAGGGCCCGTTACAACTTCCGTTGTAGTGTTACCTGTGGTATCTCCAACTTTGTATCCAACAATTGTAAAGTTAACGCCAGAGGTGTCAGAATTAGCCTCAAACGTAACTTTGAATCCGTAACCGTTAATTCCCGGGGTTGTGGCTAGTAGCGTCAACGATCCCGCCCCAGCAATAGCAGCAGAAGCGCGATAAAAATTATCGTCTACTTCAGGCGTCACCATCCATACATCATATTGCATAACATTCTCCTTAGACCGGGGGGCCGAAGCCCCCCATGATCACGCTAATTAAGCAGGATCGGCTTGGGTAATACCACCAGATACATCAGCAAAATTACCAAACCAAGAGTCATTGGCGTTTGCAGATACATATCCGCCAGCAATTGAGTATGTTCCTGCCAATTGATTACCGAAAACGGAGTTTTTACCAACGCCACCAGAAAGATCAATACCTGATGTGGTAAACGCACCGATTGTGTTTCCAGTAATGCTTGCTTGGTTCGTAGGAACAATGATGTTGCTTGCGCAACCTTGGAAAATGTTTCCAGCAATTGTGTAAATGTAGTTCGTTCCAATGCCAGCGCCTGTGGTGTTCTTCAGAGCCGCAGCGGTAGAACCGTTGAATTTACATCCGGTAATCACTACGTTAGTCAAACCACCGTTAAACTCAATGTGGTTCTGACCGCCGCTAAAGTGGCAACCAACGATGTTTGCGTGAGAAGCATCACGCTCTGCATTACCAGCACCACCGTCACGGAACAACTGAACGGCAGCGGCAGAAGCAGGGGCAGTATAGAAAATGTTAATTAAACGCCAGCCTTGCTGAATAATTTTCAAAGCAGGTGTACCAGCGGCAGCGCTCGTCCATGAAGAAGCGGCATAGTTTCCGCCCGTTGGGGTTGCGTCTGCGGTACGGGGCAGGTTTCCGCAACCAACGATGGTTACGTCAAATACCTGAACCGGGGTCGTCAGGGACTCAGTTACTTTACCAACAAAGTAAATGATGTCGCCAGAAGCGAGGTTATTAAACGCTGCTTGCATTGTGGTGAACGCCTGTGCGGGCGAACGACCGTTTCCGTTAGTACCGTTAGCGGTGTTAACGAACCATGCACGTCCTTGGGTTGAAGTTGAAAAAATCTTATTGGTGTCGAGGTTAGTACCTACGGGAACACCGCCAAATTGAAACAAACCATCTGCAACTGTAGTCATTTAAATCTCCTTGTCCTCTTCTCGGCGGAGCACCAGCAGTCTGACCAAGACCATGAAGGGACGCAATTAAAGGTCGTTAATGGGAAATACACAATACATTAAAGGGGGGTTTTTAGGCCCCCCTCTATATTACGACGCGCCGGGTGATCCGAACATTCCGAGCGGATCTGACCAGCCAAACGAATAACGCTCACGAGCCTTGTAACGGACGTTACCGGTGTCGAAGTCGCCATCCATCGATGTTGCCATCGGAGTACGGATAAAATACTTCATACCGTTAGGAACGTCAGTCGTCAAGAACCAAGCATTAACGTCGGTCAAGAAGTGGTTAATTGTATAACCCTCTGGAATCGAACCGTTGCTCTTGATCGCGTTGATGTTGTTGTTAGCCGTATCAACCTGCAATTCAGTCTCAAGCAAACGAGTTGCAACGAACTGGAGTGAAGGCGGTACGATTAACTTACGGGGCTTAGCAGCGATCAGCAGACCACGCTCATCCGTCCATGCAGCAATCTGAATAACTGCGTTTTCCAACGAAGTCTCATTCAGGTCAGCAGGGGTAGAAGGACGGTTGCTGTTAACACCACCAGAGATCAGGGGGTGCTGAGTCGAGAACAGGGGCACGCCATCACCGCCGTAATACTGGCTGGAGTTGGTAAAGCCATTGTTCAGGATTGCAGCAGCCTTAGTCTGCTTGGTGTAAGCCATCGAACGAGCGAGTGCTTTGGTGTAACGAGCGCTGAGTGAGTCATAGAGGTTGTCCTCAATTGCCTCTTCAGTGATCGAGAAACCGTAAGCAATGGTCTCGTGCGTGTAGCGAGCCGTGAAAGCCTCTTGTGCGTTGTCATAAGCAATCGCAGCGCCTTCAGACTTAACTGGGGCAGCCGAGAAGCCAGACAATTTGGTTTCCTCTTCAAACGAACGCTCTGAAGTTTCAGTAGCATAAATCTCTTTATGCTCTTCACCGTAGCGTGCGTACTCAAGACCAAACAAAGCGTTCAGACCCGGGAGGAGTTCTTTTAGTAGTTGCGAACGTGAAATAGCCATTTAGAATCTCCTTATCAAGTCGAGCCGCTACCGGTTGCTTGATAGTACGAATGGATGCCAAAGTTAAATTTGACAATACAATCCGTGAAAGCATCACCGGGAGTTGAGAAAGTTGGAGCACCGTTAACCAGATCCACAATACGGACTGCAAACGTAGAAGTGTTAGCAATCGTACCGGACTCTAGCGTAACTTTGCTGTTGCCAGTGGTGGTAGAACCAGCCGAGAAGTTACCTAACTCAGCGTTGTTACCAATCTTGGCAGCAGTAACGGAACCATCGGCTTGGACTTGATACAACTGATCCGGATCATCCACAACTCTGACCAGAATGTTTGTGTACCCAGCACTTACCGCGTTAGCGGGTAGGAACTGTGCAAACTGTGTGTACTTCAGCGTAGGATCGGTGTAAGAAACACCAACACAAACACCTACAAGGCCCTCTTCCGAAGGAACGGGAGTGCTGGTAACGGCGGAAGGCTGTCCATCTAACAGTCTCACTAAGTCACCGAAGAAAATACCAGTCGCGCTGTTAGTAGTCATCGAAATATCACGGATAGAACCACCCGTGAATGATTGACCACCGATCAGGTTGATTGGTTTTAGCCCGTATGGGCTGGCAGTTGTTGCCATATCAATCTCCTAAAAATTATCGTCTATTGAAACTGACCTCAGATCTCTTCTCGGTAAAGAGAGGCATCCTCGAATCATTTTCCCTCATAAAGTTGTTATCAACAGAATTAATTTGCTGTTGAGTCAACCGCTCATAGTAGTCTTGACGACCTTCTAAGATTTCCGTAGGAATCTTACAAAGCATCAAACCGCCAATCTCGACATTTCCACTGGCCTTAGACGAATCATCGAGCGCCATTTCCATTTCAGGATGGTCTTCAACCTTTACAGGTTCATACCCTTCACGACGACTCATAGATACATTACGAGCATCGCTTTGGCCCATCATGGCTGTTCTTACCCACCGAAATGAGTAACCTGCTTGCGGAATTGGATCTGGCAACTGTTGCGGCGGAGTATAAGCACGGACACGAGATTCGCGTTCACGAGTTTCTAATTCACGGTCAATTCTTGACATTATCTATTCTCCTGCAAGGCAACTTGTTTCGCATAAACTTCTAAGGGGACACCTAAGCGTCGAGCAATCGCCACTTGAGACTTCGTGAGCGTAACTTTTTTACTTGGTGTCGAACGGGTCGCCGGTGAAACCACCGTTGTCTGTTGGCGTTTTTCCACTTTGGCTGGTTCTTTATCAGCAGCGAGATCTTCATCGCCATCTGACTCAAAACGGTCAGGGAAAACTTGCCGAAGCCGAGAATCAATCTTCTCGTAATATTCGTCGCTCTGAGGACTTACCCCAGATTTAACTAATTTCTCATGTTGCGCATAGGCAATTGCAGTCATCTCTTCGTCTACTCCGAACCATGAATTTCTGTTGTACCAATTCACGGCCTTTTCGTCTGGAGGTGGTGCAGCCTGCGCAGTTTGGGGATAACTTACACCTAGATTCTGATCTTGTAAAGTAGATTCCTTATTAATATCTTCTTCACGGTACTTAGGTTGGTACGCTTTCCAATTTTCCTGCTCTCTTGAAATGCGTGAAATTTCAGTAATGGCATCTGCGACTTTTTCAGAGTCTCCAGATTCTTGTGCCTCTTGTAGCAAACGCTTGGCTGCTTTTAGGTCAGATTCAGCCTTACCCTGCCCCTGTTCGACCAAAACTCGCTCACCTTTTGAAAGTTGAACTTTTAAAGTTTTGTTCTCGTCGAGGAGTTTCTTAGCGTATGCGAGTGCCTCGGCTTGTTCCCTTGCCGCCTTGTCCTTTGCACGGCGCTCGTCATGCCAAGCACGCTTAAGTTCATCCAGCCTTTTCTGGACTTTCCCATTGACCTCGTCGATCTCGTCAACCTCCTTGGGTGCCGTCTTCATTGGCTTGCGGCCTTTGTCCTCGGGCGGAGTGTCGTCAACGATCTCTATTTCAATGTCCGACTTTTTGCTGGTTTTAGTGGGGGCAACGACCGGGGCGGTAGCCTCATACCCGGGGTTCATTACCTCTTCTTGGGGTGCCTCTTTTGCCTGCGCCAGATCGTCATTGATCTGTTCAAGCGTAGTTACAAATTCTTCTTTCGCCATTTCTTTCTCCTAATTACGCACGGGTGTAACCGCGAGGATCGTCAACAACCGCCTCCACCATGTCGTCGTTAATCAGACGGAATTCTTGCCCGTTTACCTTAAACCGGGTGCCTGAGTAGTTACGCATAATGATGAAGTCGCCTTCTTCGCACCAAGGCCCGGTGGGAAACTTGTGCTCGTCCTTGAACGCCAAATCACCGAGTTTTAGTACAAACCCTAAGCAGGAGGCTAATTCTTCCTGCCGTTGAGTGGAATCCGCCAAAATAAGTCCTGATTCACCCAGTTGCTTCTCAATCTTTGGTAGGGTGATCAAAATCTTATAGCCCTTGGGGACGGGCATTTTTAACGGGTCTATCTCTGCCGCCGATCTCTCGGTAGCCTCTTTGTCAATCGCGCCTATAGACATCTATAGTTCCTCTTGTCGTTTCTTGGCAGCATCAATTAGGTCGATGACCTCGCGTTCTGCTATTGCGATGCCTTCGATAACGCCGACTCGATGCCGGTAGTCAGCGTAATCCTGCGCACCCCCCAGTGCTAAATCATCTGCCAAATTGTTGAGATGCTCCCTCAACTTTTTCTTGATCAGATACTCAAAACTCTCTTGCTGCTCTTTACTCATTTAATCTCCTAGGTGGTTGGTGGTTTCTTCGCTTGCTGCAAAGTTCTTGCTATCTCCACCCCCAACTTCACCCCATCAGCCTCGTTCTTGGACTTAATCTGCTCCTTGTCCCTAGCGACCTGCGCACCGATGCGGGCTCCATCCACCTCGGCTTGCGTCTGAATACGGAGTTTCTCAACCTCAATCTGGTCTGCCTTAGCGGCTGCATCGACCTGATCCTTAAGTTTCTTGCGCTCCAACTCACCAGCCTTAAGCGCCAACTCCTGCTGCTGGATCTGTGTGATCGGATCTTGTGCGGCGGCCTGAGCGGCTTGTGCGGCAACCTGTTGACGGCTCTGACCCAGTACAACCTCGGAAGCCCGAGCAGAAATGCGTGCCAACTCGACCTCGACATCCTCTGGAAGTTTCGTATCCGGCGGTGGCAGGGGCACGCCCATGACATCTTCGAGCCGTTGACGGTAGGCAAACGCCAAATGTTCTGCAATATGAGCCTGCATCGCCGCTTGCATGACCGGAGCCTGCGGGTTTTGACCCAGTAATTGACGCATCTGTGGGTCTTGCATCAGGTTCATATGGACGCGAATATGGGCCTCGTGATCCTGATAAATAAAGGCTTTTAGCGGTTTTAGGTTCAATGCCGCCATGTTTTCGCTTACTGGATCCTTCGGAATCGCATCCTCCGACATCGGAATGAGTTTTGCCACGTTCCGCAAGCCCAAAATCTCCAACATCTGCCTATGTAACTGCGCCATATCGTAGAGTTGTGGGGCTGTCTGGGCTAACTGAATAGCCGCTTGGTACTGGACAATCCTCTGGCTTGCTGTGGCTGCGTTTGGATCAGAGACAGGTACAACCTCGATGATGTCGTAGTCTGCGCGGCTCGCTGGGAGGTACGCATTGTCCGAATCTGGCGTGTACTCGTAGGTCTCAGGGGCAAATTCAGCGATTATTGACGCCAAAAGCCCAAACTCCATCTTCATTGAGGCATGTAGACGGGCCTGAACCGCGCTCATGACCTTCAAACTACGCTCCAAGAGCGCTAAAGTAGTCCCAACCGGTGTTTCTTTGTTGACATCCGTGATTTTTAACTCTGCAACCGCCGCCAGCCCCCGCCCTTGCTGCACGATGTTGTCCATGAGGGACATAAGTACCTGCGAAGGCTCTTTGTAGGGCAGAAAAGCGATGTTTTCGCTAATTTTTCCGCTTGCAACGTCTACGTCTCGGAACTCTCCCGGGGAGATTGGGGTGTCATCACCCTTAATACGCAGTCCACGAGTCTTTAAACCACCGGGGAGGTTAGCCAAAGTGCCCGCATCAACGAGTTGACGCAGTAAAGATGTGCTTGACTTGGCATGCCCACCGATTAAATGGATCAATCCGTACCCGTAGAAGCCAAATCCGGGGATATAAACGTAATGAACGAAGTGTAGACGCTTGGATTTAAGGTCTTTTTCCTCATCTGGGTTCCAATTACGCCGTACAGCCAACACTTCTTGGCTTGATTTCTCGATTGTGACCACATATGGAATGGCAATCCCATTCTCATCACGCATCGGATCGTCTTCAATGTCCAGATCCACATGCATCTCAAGGATCTGATACCGGTCGTCGTGAATAATATTAGCCTCTTCACCCTGAACCTTGATCTCGCTACGGTCTGTGTTTGACTCATTAGGCTCTGGCAACTCAACATCGCGGTAAAACCCAGCCACCTGCAACTTCTTGACCTCGTTTTTAGTCTTACGCATCACATGCGTGTAACGCTCACAGGTCTGTAGGTCGCTTGCGCCGTAGGGCACGATGAAGTCTTCTGCTGGAATAAACACAGACACCTGACGCTGGAAGGCCGGGTCGAAGTAGACCTTCTTAAATGCCGATCCAGCCAAGGCTAATGACCACAACATCCGCTCGTGCTCTGCCCGATACTCAGGCATCTTCACGGTCAGTTGGTAGTTCATGTCATCCTTGACACGCTCTGCCGCCTGCTCTTTGTCTCTTGTCAGTTTCCCTATGATCTGCGTGCGGACTGGGCCCGACGCCGGGAATGTCTCCATGATTGACTCTGCTTGAAAGCGGACAACCGCCTCCGAGAGAACCGGGTGAAACACGCCACACGCCCCCTCCCACGGCTCCATGCGTTCCTCAAGTGTCAGCCCCAGTAGATCTAAACCATCAAAATATGTTTTCTCCCACTCTTTGCGGGAGTCCTTGTCATTCTGGAAGTTCTCAAGCAGTTCTCCGGCTAGTTCAGCCAGCGTGCCCTCATCCAGATATTCAGCCAAGTTAGCCGTAAACTCGTCGATCCCCTCGCCTACATCGGCACCGGGCTCGATCTCAATCTCTATACCACCTGCCTCAATACTGACCTTTTCTGGGTCTTCGATCTCTATCTCGATGGCAGGTTCAGCGGTAAGTAGTTCGGGGTCAAGACCGAGAGGGGCTTGAGAAATTGCCTTGTCAATTGCCATTATTTATTCCTTTTCATGTCTGCCCTAGTAGTACGATCTACTGCGCCGCCTAAATTCTTGGGGTTCATCGTTGTAGTCGGATTCTAGGCGGATTAACCCACCTTGTCTAAAACGTAATAATGCTTGAGTCATTGAGTCCACTAAGTCATCGTGCTCCCCTTGTGGGAATGACGCGAACTCTTCTATCACTTCCTCAGCCCACCTAGTCTGTGGCGCCCATACCATACCACTAGCAAATAAGTCGGCTACAGCGTTGACCCTCGTTATCTTATCGTTACCACGTACCGGAGTATAGTCCTGAAGCGGTATTCCTATGGATCTAAGTTCCTGTAAGAGGGGAGTGCCAGCCGCCTTTGCTTCGATTATGCAGCAGTCTGGCTCGTATTCTTTATACAACTCCAACGCCTTGGCCTTCAATTCAGGAAACTCCATACGCTCTTTAAATGCGTCCAGAAGTATTATCTGGGGGTGCGGCTCATCTTCGGGGTGGAATATACCTAGGGTTATACATGCAGAAAAGTCGTTGCGTGTACCTTTATTAAATGCCGTATCCCAAGACTGAATAATATAATCGCACCGAGGGGGTTTATCGTGCTCCCACTCTTTCCACCACTCCCGTTTAATTAACGCACCTTCTGCACCGGTCGGCGCCTGCATATACTGCGCCATCCATTTATGAACGGGGAGTTCTTCTTTTAATGCAGTTAATTCTTCTAGGCTCCAAAACTGAGGCCATAGCGGGTTTCCTGACGGCAGGATCGCAGGTAGTTCTATCACCTCCCACTCCTCACCACCACGCTGCACGCTTGACTTCACGACCTGTGCAGTCAGATCTCGTTTACTCCATCGTGTCATCACCACCACAATAGATCCGCCCGGCTGTAGACGCTGCCGTGGGCCTGACGAGTACCACTCATGCACTTTGTCGTATATCTCTGGGTTTACTTCAGCAAGGATCGCTTCTTGCTCTGAATGTGGGTCGTCAATAATTAAGAGGTCTGCGCCTTTACCTGTGACCGCACCACCCACACCAATAGCAAAGTAAGTGCCTCCGTGGGAAGTGTTCCATCGTCCAGCAGCCTTGCTGTCTGACTGTAGTGCGACGTTGGGGAATATGTTCTTGTAGGCTTCACTGTCAACGAGATTTCGCACTTTACGTCCGAAGTCTGTGGCGAGTTCTGCTGTGTGGCTGGTTTGAATAACTTTCTTGGTTGGGAACTTTCCCAGAAACCACGCTGGTAGCAGGTAAGAGGCGAACTCTGACTTCGTGTGACGGGGAGGCATGTTAATGATGAGGCGCTTGAGTTCTCCCCTTGCCACCCGCTCAAATGCCTCCGCCATAATTTCGTGGTGTCGCCCATGTATGAAGTTCTCCCACATTGAACCTACAAACTCTAAAAACTTATCTTGCGCTTTTTCTTTTTGTTTTCTCTTTTTCAACTCTTCTGTGAGTTGCAGGACTACCGCCTGCTTTTCTTTCGGCAGGCGAGGGATTATATTTTTTAGGGTTTGGGGGTCGAGTTCTGCGAGGGTCATTGCAGGTCTTGGGTTTCTTCTGTATGGACTTCTTCTACATCCTCCACATCTTCTACTTCTTCACCCTTACCTTTACCCTCTATCAACGCCCGCATCTCATCAACTTCTTCTTTTATTTCTTTGGCGTCTACATCAATATAATCCTTTAATACCCCCATTAACTCATTTTCTAAATCTTCGGTGGTCTTGTGGGTTATAGTTATTTCTGTTCTTTCAGCAAATAATCCGACATCAGCAATCTTGCCGATCATCTCGACCGCCTTTAATCTCACCTTGGGATCTGGGTCGTCAATGAGTTCTATTAGTTTATTTGTGGCGACAGTACGCAGTTGGGCAGAAGATTTGGCAATCTCCATGTCGTACTCTTCTAATATCGCCCCCAGTTTAATTGCCGTGCCGGGTTTAAATATCTGGGAAGTAGGAGGTTTGGGTATTTCTCCTGTAAAGATCTTCTCAGCAAAGAGTTCATCTTCCTCGTCCATCTCCACTGCCATACCGAGCCCATTGAGTTTTAACGCGGTGGCGCAAGCCACCCTAGCCTTCTCGTAGGTGCTCTGGTAGGTATGACTCTCAGGGGGAATGTCCACCCCATTGTCGATCTGTAGTTCTACAGACATCAACAAAACGCTCCTAAAGAAACAAGGATAAAAAACAATATGGGGGGAGGATATAGCGGGTGGTAAATAAA